CTTCGGAGCTTTGCCACCTGAATTTCGGAGACGGTTGTTTCGACCGGTGTCAACAGACGTGGGCGTTTCGCACCAGCTTCCCGTACACGCATAATCAGCTCCGCCGGTTCGATGTCCCGGCCGATTTTTCTCTGCCAGGTTTCATACTCCTTCACAGCTGCTTCCACATTTTCCTGAATCGTCGATGCATTCTTGACATTGCTCAAGGCAATATGGTAAGTAAGCTCGATGTCATGCGGGATTTCTTTCGGCGCATGGCAAAGAACCAGATCACCCATCGGGCGCTTTACCGTGTCGAAATATTCCTGCATTCCGGTACATTCTTCCCTTGTCGGAACTCTGCCTCCGGCCATCAGAAAGTAAATGTGGATCGTGTATCCTTCCTTGCAAACGATCTTCGTATCTGCCACATCGGACCGCCAGCTCGATGCAAAGTATTCATAGGCATCCACCGGACCGGCCACGGAGAAAATCGAAGGTGCATAGTTGATACGTCTGGTAAATGAATCGTCACCTTCCGTATCCGTACCGCCCGTGCTTGCCGAAACACTTTTTGCCCCGGACACATACGGGATAGGATCCACCAGCACATTGATTTCGCCTTCGGCAATCCCATCGCTGTTGCTTCCTGCCTCATCCGCCACGGCAACTACGTCCACGGTCAGTTCGCCGGGTAAGATCTCCGCATACTTTTCGGTTTTGAAATACCGTTTGTCTGCCGTTCTCACCTGTGTTCCTTCCGGGATTCCGGTTGCACTCGTTCTCGGCGCAGACAGTGTGAATCGAATAACCGCCGTGGCTTTTCCGGCTTCCAGGCGTTCCACTCCAACAAGCGGAGCAAGGTTGTCCAAATTCGGCCCCGTGCTCGTAGGCAGCAGTTCCGCTTTCAGACACGCCGTGCTGTACTCCATGTTGTGATGCGAACGATGTGCCAGTGTCAAAAGGACAAGCCGTGCTTCAGAACACCGTTCCAACGATACCTCACCGTTGAAAAGTTCTTTGTTGTACTTGCCAAACAGTGCCTTGCAATCGGCCACAGCTTCTTCCAGCGTCTCTTCGCCTTCAATGTCGATGTCCGGGATGTTCTCAAACTCTTTTATTTTAGACAAGCTCGTACACCACCTTTGGAATTACAACGCCATGCAGCACATCACTGTCCAGCCAGTCCACCCGCACCACTCTTGCCCGCGGCTCAAACGATGCGGTTTTCTCTGTTACCTCAGCCACATATAATCCCTTTGCCACCGGAAGTGGCTTATCGACAAATATGTTTGGATTGATTCCGAGTTCTCTGTCGCCCTCTTGGCTCCCGATTGGTGTGGAATACAGTGTGCGAAGGCACTTTGCAATGTCCTTCACTTCTTTTTGTTTTTCGCTGTCACCGGACAGCTCAACCACCGTGCTGCTGAAGTCGATCATATGTACTCCTTTATGGTCAGGCTCACCTTGCACTGCATCAAAAGCCCGTGTTTTATCACCGAATCCCAGCTGTCGCTTATTTCAGTGACCCGAAACTTGTTTTGCGATACCGGTGCAAACCCGATAATCAGGTAATGAATCTCTCCGTTCTCTGACATTTCTGTCAGACGGTTCAGCATCTTGCGAGGATTCACGCCGAGTGCTGCATCCAGAAGAATATCAAAGGTGTACTCTCTCAGTTTCGGTGATAAATACTCTGCTCGTGCTTTTCCTCCTAGAACTTCATGTTCCGCCCAGTTTGCGCCGGTCGTTCCCTTGAAGTTTGACGGGGTGAGCACACGCAGGTGTCCCACGGAGAAAATCACATCGCCGAAAATTCCAACATACATTCCAAAACCTCCTTACAGGGGTGCGGATGTTTTCTTGCCAAGGTTTCCGGTGTGCGTATGCGATACCAGCGATTTGCCGGACACAACAACATCGCCACCTCCGCCCTGGATGTTCACTGTTCCAGCGGTCGCATTGATGGTCGATGCCGTCATTTTCAATTCGCCGGATGCTGCAAGCGTGATCCCCGCCGGGGATGTCACCTTGATTTCTCCGCCCTCGCTGATGGTCACGGTTGCACCGCCCACCTGGATCTCAAGACTTTTCGCCTTCAGGATTTTCTTTCCGTCCACATAGTCGGTCAGTTCTTTTGCATTTGCATCAAACTTCCGATATGCCTTTCCTCGTGAGTTGGCATAATCCTTTCGGTAGACTTTTTCTTTTCCTTCAGGCGGTTTGTTCTTTTCATTCCAGACGGTGCCCACCACAACAGCATCCTCCGGGCTTTCTCCTGGATGCAGGACAAGCACAAGATCATCAACTTCCGGTGTCTGGTACTCGCCATTGGACAGAAACGGCACCATTTCCGTAACGGTGTCGTCCCTGTCTGGGTAAGTAACTTCGCACTTTCCAGCCTCATAGTCGATAGAACTCACATTGCCGAATCTCACTTCACTGCTCATGCGAAATCCTCCTTTTCCACTTTGCTGGCCTTGACCTGTGTTTTGTAGCCGCTGGATGGAGATATGCTGTGTTCCATTTGATCAACGAAATACTTTCCGTCCATCTTTCCATAGCCAACTAGGTTAAAGCACTGCGCTGAAGCGCCGGCCGGATAGCCCAACATCGTAAAACTGATCTGGGTTGCTCCGTGGTTGGCATTCTTGATGGCCGCTATCAGGCGGGCTTTTGCGTCTGCCTCGCTGCTTACCTTTCCAGTAAGTTTAAGCTGGCGTTCGTCCGTGCCCACCTTGACGTTGATATTGATTTTTTTCTGTTTGTTGGTGTAGGTATAAAGGCCGCCCGTGTATGTTCCAGTCAGCTTTGTGTTCCACTTGAAACTTCCCGGCTCTACGCACAGGGCCGTCGGATTTCCAACGGGCCGGCTCTCATATACCGTCCATACAGGATCTTTCGCCTTGTACTTTTCCCGGTCGTACACCCAGAGCTTTGAAGTGTAGACTTTGATAACCAGTGCATAGGTGCTGCACAGATCTTGCAGAAAGGCACTATCTGTTCCGTCCTGTTCCTTTGCATCAATGCCGTGGTC